TCGGCCCATGTTCAAACTTACGTAAGAACTTGAAACCTAAAAATTGTAATAGTTTTAGATGTACGGTGTTACGAGAATCTACGATATTCCACAGTAATTTTTCGTTACGTTGTTCAAGCCAGCGTTTAGCTTCTCTTGCAAACGTAATTGGGTATTCGTGTATAGCTGGAGTGCATAGCATCCAGACTTCTCCAGTCGGCCCAACCCCGGCCATGCCAGCAGTCTTGCCGTTAGGCACTGTGAAATACACGCACAAGCCCGTTCTAGCCGCTCGTAGCAGCTCTTCCGTAGCATCTAGCCCATGACCTTCTTCGACCTCTCTGCGGTCATCTGGACGTAGATTAGAGGCCACCTCTCTGGCAGCCTCCTCTGTGATTGGGTGTATGTATTGGTCTAATTTAGACACGTCTATAAAATTTGGGTGAGAAATCACCTTCCCAAGACATAGCTCGTAGCGTAGCTGGGGCAGGGTGAGTTGATTTAAGTGTAATATCTACGTTTTTATTCTTTTCGTAGACTGGGACAGTTTTGATAAACTCTTCGAGATATGGTGCATCAGATGCGTCGTACTCGTCAAGTTGTGTGGATTCGTATACTTCTGTGTAGTCGTTTTTACCGACTCGTTCAAGTGTTGTTTCATAAAGACCTATCTTACCAAAGTGAAGCTTGATTCTATGTATAACAAGAGATGAGTTTACATCAGCGCTTACCCCTTGCCCTTGAGTTCTAGTTACGAATAGTGTAGGAAACTTTACACTATAATCATATATGTAACCTATATGGTAGGTATCTGTCCACTTTCCCGGTACTGTAAGAGTTGTACCGTTGATAGTAGGTTTTGCATATCTACCTACACGTACAGAATTAGTATTGCTGTCTACAATAGCTAATGTATAGTTTGGAGTTGTTACTGAAGATAACCAACTAACACCAGTAAAGGTAGTTATATTCGTAGTTGAGTTAAAGCTACCGCCGCTAAGAGTAGTATGATTATCCAAGTGAAGTAAGAAGTCGACATTATCTTGTAAAATAAATGGATCAGATTCTTGTTGTACTAATCTTACGCTTTGTAAAAAATTGTCAGTATCTAAAAAATAGTACTCATCATTTATAACAAAGTGATATAGTAAGGGGTTATTGAACTTCCATTTAAACCATGATGACTGCTGCCGTTTATCTCCTACGTTAACATATCTAAATCCTATAACCTCATCAGAGTTAGTCTTACCTATAAGAACCATATCATTTTCTCTAGATACGGTAAGTAAGTCAACCTCTTTCGGTATTAGTGTAGGTACAACTCTACTCTGTTCTACAACATTTGGTTCTACTTCTCTGGCTACGTTAGCCATTTCATTGAATCGACTAAATTTACCAGAGTTATCAAGGTAAGCTATAGTTGTACCAAGTGATATAGGAGGTATAGTTATATTGTAATTATTAGTTGCAAGACTACGTAGCTTTGCAGTGTCAGGGTTAAAAACTGTATCGTCAGATGATAACAAGAATTGTTGGTTGGAGCTGAATACAACTAGACCTGTGTTTATATCTATACCATCAAATAGTTCTGATGGAAAGGTAGAAGAACATGCTATATCTACAGGATCGTTTGCACTAACTGTCAAAGCAGTTTGAGCAAAGAAGTCAGGTTCTCCAAGTGTACCAGCTTGTGATAGCACTACATTTTCTCCAGATAAGATAGCTAGCCTATTTCTAAAGAATAATACTTTATTAATACGTTTATTATGGAATGACGGAAGTGGATTAGTATTTTCATCACCTACAGCCCTGTCAGCGTATGTAAATTGTTTAATAGTAAATGTAGCTATCTCACTGGATGTACCTTGATTTGACAGTCCTGTTCTTTGTATGACCAAAGGCATGTTTGTCAGGGTCTTAGGTATACCGGGCTTGGCACATTCTGACCATGAGCCTGTACCGTCTCTATCATTTAGACCTTCAAAGCGTAAATAGTAGTCATCCTCTTCAGATATTCTAGCATTAGCAATCTTGACTATATAACCATGCTTACACTGTTTTGGTAGTAACGTAACATCGTTGACTGATGTACCCATGCTCCGCATCAGATCGTCTTCTACAATCTCTACGTTAAAACTAGAGTTACTAGACATATAAATGCCATTACCTATTATGCTTGCAGAGATACCTGTACTAGTTAGTTCTGCTACTATACCAGCTAAAACTGTATCAGCACTCACAGCAGTATCAGAGTCAAAAGGTGTACATGCTGGACGTACAGCCTTGATGTTTGCTTTTACGGTGATAGCTTCGTGGTCAGTGACTTCGATAGTGTATGTAGCGGGTGACTCTCCTTTACCAGAGTTACCACCTGTACCACTGCTAGATGTACCAGTAATAGTACGACCCTTAGCTTGATCCATGGTGACTGTAAATTTATCACCTGTTACCCAGCCTTCTCCACCATGAAGTAAGAATATACTTCTTGCATACGCACACGCAAAGTCCTCTGGGTCGTTCCCCTCTCCACCTATACTACCTTGTTGTCCACGTATGTCAAGTTTGATTACCATGTTTTCTTTACCACTGGTAACTAAGTTGTTGCTAGAATCTCTGACTTCAACTGTAGTTGTACCTGTGTAACTGCTAGCAGCGTTGATAACAAATGTCTGTATACCAATACCTCTGCATTGTCCAGTACCACCTGACTCGTCGAGTGTGTCTGATGTAATTCTAACACGTGTAGCTCTGTTTATAGTGGTTGTAGTATTATTATTGTATATATTTAGACCATATTGCCTACCATTTTCGGTACGAGTTATTTCAATAAAAGCAAAATGTGGGTTAGGATTATCTTGTGTTGTGCCTGTAGTGCCTATCAGAGTATTAGCATTAGTAGCATCCCTACTTGACACAAATGTAGTGTCATTGATAGTGAGGAACTGTATGTTTTCTGAGTCATTTGTTGCTAAATAGTTTTGTATAGCTGTCTGGCCACCTGTTCCGTAGACTATAGTTTGAGCTGCACCAGCATTATCGCCGTCAGCTTTCCACATTCTAAGCTGTCCATCAGCTGCAACTTGTCCTATGTAAGATCCTTCATCTTCATCTCTATGATAATGAAACCACGAACCACCACTCTGGACATTTGCTAGAGGCGCAGTGCCTACTCTTTTTGCACCCGGTCTTTTATATAGACCACGGGTTATATCTGGTATCGCATTTACGACATCCTCTACCTGACCCGGGAACTTTAGTTGGTCTGGCTGTTCTGATATGCCACCAATAAAGTTTGGGATGGTTTGTGTTATTGCTGCCATTATCGTCTAAGGTTTCTCCAAGGTTGATAGGTTTGATATGCTGTATCGTCTTCAAATCCAAACATACTGTGATCTCCTTGATTGCACTCATACTCCATGAGAGATGCTCTGGCTAGAGACTCCTGACCTTGTAGTAATTTTACTAGGTTTGGGTTAGCAACGAGTTGTGTAGCTGCCTGTCTAGATGCTCTGTATGTTATGTATCTTCTAAAGACAATAGGTAAGTCTTCAAAGTTATAAAGTCTAACAATGTCAAGATCTAGGTCAGCTGTGAATACATCTGTATGATCTTGCTTGTCATATAAAAATCCATTGCGACGTACAAGGTTGCTAGTACGACGAGCTTGGTTATCATGTAAGTCCATAGACAATATATCGTTACCAATAGCTATCTTGCCATTAGCGTCTATTGCAAATCTTACATGTTTTTCTGTGTTGAAATGCCACCCCTCTGCCTGCGTGTCTACGTTAGCATCACGGAGTAGGTTGAATATAAATGATATTTCTGGGTTGTCAAAATTAAGTGTTGTTATCGGCGATTGTCCAATAGCCCCCAGTATATTATTTACTGCGGACAGTTCTGTGTCGATGTCAATAGTTGTGGAAGCCATAAGAAAAAAAGGAGGCCGAAGCCTCCGTATAATGTGTAAGTTAGAAAGCAGCGTTTCCAACAGTTGTTGATTCGCCAGCAGCGTTGCGGCTTGTTGCCACACCAGCTACGAACTCAACAGCAGCAGCAGGGTTAAGTGCATCTACACCCATAGCTAGAC